AATGATTTTTTCAAGTTTGGTATAGGTAATAATAAATTATCTAGTCAAACATTAACATTCTCGAAGAGTTCGGGATTAACTTGCCCTGCCGCTAACAAGTGTAAAGCAATAGCAACTATGAATGATCAAGGTAAAAGATCGATTAAAAGATTTAAAGATACTGAATTCACTTGCTATAGTGCCACACTTGAAGCTTTATATCCTAGTTTATATAATTTAACTAGACATAATACAGGTTTATTGAATGAATACATTAAAAAAGACAATTTTAATGGATTAGTTGAATGTTTTAATTATTCAATCAATCAAAAAAGAACTAAAAACTGTAACTTAGTAAGATGGAACCAGAGCGGGGATATATATACACGTTTTGAACTTGAAGCATTAAAAAAAGTATGCGAAATAAATAAAGACTTGATTTTTTATTTTTATTCAAAAAATCTTATTTTATATCCAACTAATAGGAGTATTCCTGATAATATGTTTATAACTGCCTCTTATGGTGGTAAGTATGATTATTTAATAGATAGAGGATATTTTAAAAGATTCTCAAAAGTTGTATTTAGTGAAGACGAAGCAAGATTATTAAATTTACCGATAGATACTGACGATAGTCACGCCTATATGGATAAGGGAAAAAATGGTTTTGCTTTATTACTGCATGGTACTCAAGAAAAAAATAGTAAAGCAAGTGAAGCTTTAAAAGAAATTAGAAAAAATAAAAAATTAATTACTGCTTAAATTTTAAAAAATAAAAAAGCAAAAATTGAAATAAAAAATCAAAATTAGTTTTTTCAACTTTTTT